TATGATAAAATTAACGTTTTTTTCAGTTTATCATAATATATTGTGGGGACTTACGTTTTTTCTATCTACGCATAATATATTATGGGTTTTTGGTTTTTTAGAGAGATAGCATAATATATTGTAGCATAGGATTTTATGACATAGGATTTTATGGCATAATATTTTGCTCTTTTTGGTTTTTGGGTATATTTGACCTACTCCTTTCGCCCGCCGTTTGATTTCCTATTATACCCCGTAGGCATAAGCTAGCAAGTAAAATGATCCTTTAAAACACCACCAGAACAGGAAAGAAACACCACGAAAGCCAAAAAATCCAAAAAGTTAAAAGATATTAGACTTTTTAATGAAACAAAATATATATTTTTTGTTGCATAAACTATCAATTTTGTTTCATTTTAGCCATTTTTAACTGTTTTTAGTGTCATTTTTGTTTCATAGTACAAAATCGAGCCACCAAAACCAAAAAAAAATCGAAAAATTGAAAATATACTAAATAAAAATAATAATATATTATGTTTTTACATTTTTTTAAAAAATATCATAAAATATTATTATAAAACTATTGACAACCCATAATATTTTATGATATAATAAATTATAAAAATAGTTAAGGGGGACTAAATAACATGAAAGAAAAAAGACAGTTGACGGACACGGAGCGCGCCGAAATAACGGCGTTAATGGTGGAAGCTGGAAACATTTCGAGAACAGCAAAAAGCGAACAGGCACGAAAAGCAGGCACGGACGCGGTCGAGCTTGCGCATATTGTGCTAAATGGCGGATCACTAAAAAGATACAATTTAAAAATAACGGTACACACGGGGAAGCTCGAAAATATGCGATCAATAAGCACGTATAAAAAAGTATGTGATACATGCCGCGCGTTTAGTAAAATAAACGGCTCGATATGTTCACGTTGTTATGCTGAAAAGTATATTTTAATGCGTGATAACTTGCGCGCGGCTCTTATTTATAATACTTTACTTTTAAAATATAGACCGCTTGAACGCGTGCCGCTTGTAAATGATATTTATTTTAGATTTGAAGCTTTCAGCGATTTACAAAATATTACACATTTAAAAAACTTGTATTTAATATGTAAAAAAAATAGAAATACAAACTTTGCTTTATGGACTAAAAACGCGACATTTTTAAAAGAAGCAGGCAAAACGCCGCGAAACTTAAAAATAATATACAGTAGTTTATTTATTAACGAGTGCGCGCCGCGTGATCTGGTGGCAGAAATAAGCGCCAAAATCGCCGCGCCTGTAAAGGTGTTCACAGTATACGATAAAGAACACGCCAAACAAGAAAAAATAAATTGCGGCGGCGCGCGTTGTTTGTCTTGCTTGAAATGTTATAAAAACTATCATGTAAATGAGATTAAAGAAATATTGAAATAGTAAAAAAATAAAGGAGTATAAAAAATGATAAAAAATAAAGAAATAAATAAAATAATTGATTACTTAAAAAATAAACATGTTTTTGATATAAGCTTTAAAAATAGCTATAATTTCACAAACTATCAGTTGCGAGTTGATCCAGAAAAAAAGACTATCGAGCGCGGCTCGTGGACATGGGGCGATGTCTATATTTATTCAAGAAATGATTTAAAAATAATAATTGACTTGTTGCTTGCGGTAGGTTTTAGATATGAATAAAATAAGAATTGAGAACAGACAAACACAACAAGCCGAAACGATCGACACGCCGCGCGCGTTGTTTGATTTTGCGTTTATTTTTTCATGTAGTATTTATACAGGATCAAGCGAAAACTTTTTTAAATGTTTCAATAAAGTAAATGATGATTTAATAACTTTTAAATATAAAAAAATTGATCTTATTTTTTCAAGTGTGGCATAAATGAAAAAACACGATGAAATAAAACAAGAAATTGAGAAAAAAGCCGATGACATGGCGCGGGCGTTGTTGTCTGGTCGTGATGTAATAATTAAGCTAAACCGCGACAACATCGCAATTATTAAAGCTATTGAATATATTAAAATAAAATAACAGGATGAAGCGCAACAGGGCGCACGATGTAAAGGATCGCGCGCCTTTTATTTTGGCAAATGATCCAAACGCCACCACAGGCAGCCACCAAAAAGCACGGGGGAGTATTGCCACCTTTCATGAAATGAGCCGAAAGTGAAAAGTGCGAAAAGTGGCAAGTAGTGGAGTACAGGAAAGTGCTTTCTGCTCTTTCTGCGACTTGTTGCTTAATAGTTGAATAACACGCTATACGGTAACGTGTTATTGAGCCATTAAGCTCATAAAAAGTTAAGGGGGATTAGATTATGTTAAAAAGTTTTAGTCAGTTAAAAAAAGATTTGAAAGTTGGAGTTACGGTAAGGACAATTAGAAATAATTGTAAACCAGAAATGACAGGTGAAATTAGAACAATTTCAAAAGTACAAACAAACGCTATCGCATTTAAACGTAGTGATGGAAAAGATTCATGGTTGTGGTGGGGTAAAGCTAATAATTATGAATATGAAAACAATAATATTAAAGTTTATGATGAGCCAAGTAAGTACAATGATTTTAAAAGAACATTAGTTTTTGAATATGAAATATTATAAGGAGTTATAAATATGAAAAATTATTATTATGTAAATAAAGCACAATATAAACAAGAAGCTATTAAGTGGCAAGTAGAAAGTGGAAATAAGTTTTATAGTTATAGTGAGTTAGCAGTTATGTATGATTATTTTTATAAAGTTGGAAAAAAATACGGATTAGTTAAAGAGTTTAAAGAAAATGGAATATTATAAGGAGTTTATATTATGATTAAATTAAATAAAAAACAAAAAGAACGTTATATAAATTGTTTGGTTTTTGCTAATAAAGATTTACTACGTAAACGTTTATCAGATACTAACGTTTATGTTGAGCATATAAATAAATTAAAAAGATGTTTTGACTATCATTTATGGTCAGAGAACGGCTATGAAGATATGTTTACAAAAGATGTTTTTAATACAATAATGTTAGGTGATAACAATGATTAGCACGAATAGTCTTTCAGGCGGTTTGCCTTTTGATATTGATGTTTATACTAAAACAAGCGTACAGGATACGCTTGTTTCTTGTGGTTTGGATTGTAAAGTTATCGACTATCACACAACATTAACTTGTACGATCTATGATGTAATTTTAGATAACATTAAAGATATTTTAAAGTTAGAGAAAGTTAAAAAAGTTTTAGCTTTCTTAATAAACAAGCCGTTTACTCTGGAAGCTAAAAATGGTATTGTAGAGTTTTCAGTTATGCACAAGTGTATTATTGATTTAAAAAACACATTACAAGATAGTTTAGATTTTTCAGTTTCAGGAAAGCAAACTGCTTGTATAGGTATTGACTTATCAGGCAAACAAGTATTATTGGATTTTAAAAATCTATCACATGTACTTGTTGCAGGTACTACGGGATCAGGTAAATCAGTATTATTGAATAGTTTAATAGCAAGTTTACATTTCACAACATCACCAGATGATATGATGTTATTTTTAGTGGATTGTAAACAAGTTGAAATGAGTGCATTTAAACGTTATAAAACAGTAGCACAAGTTATCAATGATGTTGACACCACAAAAGACTTGTTATCTACCATGTGCGATGTTATGGATTCACGATATCGTACAATGGAAACAACAGGACTTAAAAGGTGGAACGGAACAGAATATTATATCGTTATAGATGAGTTAGCAGACTTAATGCTAACATCAGGTTATGAAATAGAACAATATTTGATCCGTTTGGCGCAAAAATCACGTGCAGCAGGCATACATCTTATTCTTGCTACACAAAGACCTACGGTAAATGTTATTACAGGACTTATTAAAGCTAATATACCTACAAGAATAGCTTTAAAAGTTGCAAGTGTAAGAGATAGTATGGTTATCATCGACCATAAAGGAGCAGAAAAGCTCACGGGTAATGGTGATGGACTTATCAAACTGCCCGATAAAGTAGATGAAATACGTTTCCAAACGTGCTTAACATCAGCTTTAAATATTAAAGAAATAGAGGTTATGCTACGCTATGCTTAAATTAAAAGTTTTTTATAGTAATTTTAGAATAATTGATCCGTACAGGTTTGGAAAGTTTGTTTATTCAGTTAAAACGATAGATAAGGAAAGATTTATTATTCCTTATACACCATATTCAAACACAACAATTATTAGTGATACACCATTAAAGATTAACACCAGATATAGTGATCTAACAAAAGTGTATGATATAGCATACACCACGATAAGATAAAGGCGGTACTACACCGCCTTTTAATTTTGTCTATTTCAAGTTATACCACTTTTACACTTAACGAAATGAGGTACAACCTATTTTTTCAAATTCTCAACGTTGACACAGCTCGTTTAGGTCTTTCTGCCCTTTCTGCACCTTAAAATCACTCTCTAATCGTTTTAATTTTAAAAAGTAAGTAAATATACCATTAGAGTTCTCAAAACACGATAGGTCAAATATCGGTTTCATCTAACAAATCAAATAAATTATAAGGTCTTAACCGATAACCAATTCTACGATATTCATCATAAACAGGTTTCCATATTAGCTGACATTTTTTATATTCGTTAGGTAATAGTTCTTTCATAGTATCTAACGTTTTCTGTAAGTTCATATCAAACGGACACCCCGCACAACCTGTTCTCGTAAAGTTATAAGGTGGGTAATATAGTTTACAGAGTTTTATTTGGTATTTTTCTATAAACCAATTTTCCCATTCTTCATTGACAACTTTTAACGGATGAAACTTGTGTAGGTCTTTACCATCAAACACGGTACACCCACCAAGTTTTCTCATACCACCCTCTTCTGCCCTAATTCCTGTTATTGCAATATGCCTATTGTTTTCTTTTTCCCATTTGTAAGCAACCTCTTTTTTCATGTGTAAACAACATTTATCTGACAATTTAAAATTAGTCTGTTCAACAAAGTCTTTCGAAAACTGATATTGTAATTTATTAGGACAAGTCAGAACGGACATCGCTTTATCAAGCGATGTCCCCTTTTCTCTTATACCATAAATATACTTAATATTTGTTTTTATTCCCTTTGGTAAATTATGAATAAAATCATAATCTTCTAAAAGTTTAGGATCATCTTGTATTTTTGATATATATATATGTCAATTTAGGATTATTTCTAAATAATTCCCAATTATGAGAGTGTTGTTTAGATTTAAACGGATAACCATCTTTATTTAATATTTGCTTGATATTTACACCAGAGTTGACAATTTTAAACCTGTTATCATTAGTGGCTAACTCTTGTACAAATAGTCTTATATCTTTAAAATCTAAACCTGTATTAAAAAATACACGTGGTATATTGTTATTTGGTAATGCTAAATCGATAAGATAGTGTAATATAGTGCTATCTTTACCACCACTAAATGAGATATGTGAGTTGTGTTCTAAATCGTACTCGTTGTTGATAGCTTGTATTTTAGCAATTCTATCTTCAAGTAAAAACTCAAACTCATTAGTTGTCAATTAACTCACCCTCTGCTTCAAGATATTTTTTCTGGAATTCTTCTTCATCAAGAGTTTTGTTATCTTCTTTCGGTGCAACAATAACCTCTTTCGAATCCACATAACCAAATTGATTTTTAGCAATAAAGATACCTGATACAGGATTTATCTTACCCTCAACCATACACGTTTCCCAAACCATTTCTAAAACTTGCATAGCTTCTTTTACTATTTCTGCCGTTTTAGTATCAACCATAGATTTATTATTCATGATCCAATCTATTTTTGTTGTAGTACAACCAAGAGCCAAAGCGTACCCTGCTCTTGTTGGTCTTACACCCACACTATCACACAAGTCAAAAAACTCTTTTGTACGTTCTTTAACTTTCACAACATCGTTTAAATCAATTTTAGATAAACCTTTAATTTTCATAGCAAACTTTAAATATTGTTTAGCTTCATCTTTTGTTAAAGTATCTAAATCTTGTTGCTTTTTAGGTAAAGGTTTATTATCTAACATCGCTAATATTTGTTTATCACTTGCCATTTTCTTTCCTTTCTACTACACACGTTATATTCCAACCATATTGATATAGTTTAGTATTATAATCAATACAATATTGCGTTTCATTACTTTTTAATACGACTACTATTTTTCCTTTAAAATCTTTTATTGTTTCATCGGTTAAAGTTATTATTTCATACATTATCTAACTCCTTATTTTTTAAATAGTTTATACGTAATTTTTTCGTATTCATCAACAGTTTTAATATGCGATAATCCTAACATATCTAAATCTACTACTTGTTTTAATAGATTATCATTATTTTCATCATATTCAATAAAAAGATGCTTGCCTTTTGTATTTAACGTTTTTATTACTGGTAATTCATTTATATCACCGACTTTTGGTATAAGTAATGAAAAATTTAAGTCAGTTGGTGTGGTTATTATTGCTTTTTTACTTTCCATTTTCTAACTCCTTTTTATTCATAATACGATATATTTGTATAAAATCAAAATATTCTTTTTTTATTACCATAGGAATAACATAAAAATCGCATTTCATATAACCTGTTGTTATATCGTACGGTATATGATTTATACTATTTTTATTTTTTTGTTCGATGTTTGCCATATAATCTAAATAATCTTGGTAAGTTTTCCATTTGCCATTATAAATATCTAAAATAGTCACGAGATATTGTTTATCCCTTTGTGTTTCTATTTGTTGTGTAATTTTACTGACTATGTCACCCACATTTAACATACTTTCCATTACTCCAAATCCTTTCTATCTAAACTCCAAGTTTTACGATAATCTCTAAAATTATCGTATCTAGTTTCTTTATGCACCCAAGTTTGTATTTCTTCATTTAAAATATCAATAGCAAGCAACTCTACCTCGTGGATACCTGCACCATCTACTACAAAGACACATTCTGTTTTGAGTAGTTTTTCAAGTAGTTTCTCATCTAACCCAAACATCATTTTTCTTGCACCTTTTGTCCACAATATGCACAATAATATGGATTTCCTTTATATGTATTTTCTTGTACTCCATTACAAATAGGACAACACTTTTTACCATCTAACGTTACTATCTTTGCCGTATGTTGTTTAGCAAGTAGTCCCTGTATCCATTTATGAGCGTTTTGTTTTTGATCTAATGATACAGGCATTTTTGTTTTAATTAACAAATATGCTTTATCAAAATTATTTGGCTCATTATCAATAAACTCTACTTTATATTTTGACATCTTTAACTCCTTTTAAATCTCTATATATTTTTTTTAATTCACTTATCGTGAGATAGTAAAGTCTGCCACGTTTACTATCCCACTTTTCATCTAACTTACATATTAAATTGATATAATCAGTTTTTGTTAGTTTATTTCTATACATAATCTCTATTTTGAAAATCAAGTATTTAATCTTCTTCAAGTAAATCGAAGATATTAAGTTGTCCTGTTTTCTCTTTCTTTTGTTTTAGTTCATATTGAAATACATCTTTCGCATAATCTAATCTTGCTTTGGCTATTGGTAAATATTCATCGGTTAATTCAATACCAATGAATTTATAATTAGCATTACGTTCTCTATTTTCAAACATAACGGCTTTTCCTGTTGATCCCGAGCCAAGAAAACAATCTAAACATACCCCCCCCCCGTTGGAGTTACAAGTCTAACTAAATATTGCATTAGCTCGACTGGTTTAACAGTTGGGTGGGTATTGTGTCTTGGACTACTACTACTACTACCAAACTTGTGTGATGTCTCGTGGTTGCTTCTTTCATAACCATCAGTTACATATTTTTCCTCAAACTCATCTAACCCATTATCACGATCTTTTTTACTGGCTTTTGCACAATAGAAATAACGTGATGCAGAACCAGAGTCAGTATATTCAGTAATATGATCTATATTGCCACCTATATCACATTGAGAATTGCCTTTTTTATCTTTACGTGCCTGTATACAATTTTGAATGCTTGTTAGTGATCTATTACCTGTTTTTGCACCTTCTGGCATATCCCCACACACCTCATCATAATCACTATCATCATAAGTTAGTATTACATTACTTGGAAATCTACCCTCGTGTTGTGTATATTCTATACGTTCGGCAGGTGAATCATATTGTCCAAAAGATAATTTATTTCCACGTATTTTAGGCATTGTTTGTGTTTTACCAGCAAATGTACCTTTTTGTGTATCGTGGCAAGTTATACTTTCATCACCATAAATACGGCACTCATCAATATTTATTCCACCTACACCATATTTCATAACATTTTCGGTAATACTACCCTCACATGGTTTTCTTGCTACTATAATTGGCTCATAAGCAGGTTTAAGAGCAGTACCCCAACCTTGCCATTGTTTAGCAAGATCAGTATCGGGAATATATTCTTTTCGTGTTGTTTCTATGATTTCACCCATAGCACCATTATTTGTTTGCTTTAATATATATTCTTCCGTATCGCACGCTTGTTCTATTTTTCGTTTATTTCTTGTACCTGCGTTTCCTAATTTTTCTCGTGATTCTATTGCTTTTGAAATACTCATACTTTTAGGAAAACCACTACCATATAACCACATTATGCAATCTCTTATCTCAAAACCCGCATCTTCGATTGCACACGCTATTCTATGAAAAGTTCTTGTTCCGCCAAAAGCAAGTAGATAACCACCTGATTTTAAAACATCATAACATTTACGCCAAGTTTCAGGTTGCATAGCAATATCGTTATCCCACTCTTTACCCATAAAACCTTTAACTAATCTACCGAATTGTGTACCCTCACTTACACCTAACTCTGTTGCATTTGCCCAACGTTTACGTAGATCAGTTAAACAATAAGGCGGATCACAAACAATACTATCTATACTATTTGGCTCGATTACATCCAACATATCAAGCATACTGCCGTGATAGATTTTATAACTTTTATCTTCACTATATAATTGCATTATCTTTTCTGTACCTTTCGTAGTTTCATACCAACACGTTCTAAATCACTTATTCGTTCTTCGACATCTTCTTTGTTATCAATATCAAGTGTTAGTGCTTTCTTTAATATTGTCAAATTATGATCGATTAAATCTAACATTAAGTCGATATCGTTATCGGTTAATTTAGCTTCTACATCTTCTCTACGGACTAAAAGTTCTAATCTATCACGTACTATCATTTTCGTATTTGCACCATCTAAATTAAGTAGATGGATACATTCTTCAAGTTCACTCTTAAAGTTCATTTCTTTTCCCTTTCTTGCCTTATTTTTTGCTCTCTAATCGACTTTTCGATTTTTCAAGAGTAATTAACCATTAGAGATTAAGCACCTAAAATAAACGATTTTTTAAGATGTTATTTAATCGTTCTTTACGTGCTTTTCTCAATGATTTTATTTGTTCTTTTCGTTTCCAATAATCGTGTCCTACGTATTTTACAAGCCACTTACATTGTTTACTCAAACACCCTTTTTGTTTCAGTTGATTTTGTGTCAAGCAACACCTATGCAGCTTACACCAACCAACCGCTTGTGTTTTTCTAATCCAACTATGATAAGCACCCTCTATCTTTCGTTTTGTGGACATCTTATTCGTAGTGCTATACATTTATTATATAGTTGTGGATATTCTTCTAAATGTCTATTTAGAGTACGATAGTTATCATATACTTTTGCCATTTCTTTACTTGGTACTGTTGCATACTCTACTTTACCTGCATTTCTTGTACGATAACTTATATATCTATTTGTCTTTAAATCTTTTATTACCCAAAACTTTTGATAACTTTTATTCTTCATAAATGTTAGCATCCTTTCTTGGTTTACACTCTCTACATCTGCCATGACATAACACTTGTTGCCCTAATCTATTACACCATAGCGAGTTAGAATCCCAATATGCTTTACTAAAAATATCTTTATTTTTAATAGTAAAAGAAAATGGTTTTCCGTTCTCGATTACGTGTACGTTATAGCGTGCGAGTAAACCTGTGTTTTTTATTTTTTGTTTTGCTTTTTCACATAGGTTTCGATATTCAGTTAGCATTTCGAGTTCATCGTTTGTGATAAATACTAAATTATCACGTAGTTCACCATTACTATAATAATCTTCACTTGTATAAATCTCATATCGTGCATTTATCATAGTTCTTCTAACTCCAATTCTTCTTTTTTACAATTCATAGCATAAAGTATTTGCTTTAATGCTGAATCATAATCGGCTGCATAAAAAGTACCTTTTTTAGTAGTAGTCTTTAAACCAACTTTTTTTGTGATTTTATATCTGTATTTCTTCATCAAATAGTCCTTTCATAATAATAAACTCATCTTTACTTAAATGATTTTTGGTGTTAAATGTATAGTCATCATAATCTTCATAACTATCAGAACGATGTATCAACGATAAGTCTAAATCAGGATGTTTCTTTAACACATCAATTATCTCTCTATTTATACCAAGTTCGTTTATTGCTTTACCGATAATAATAAACGGATCATCAAACTTTTCTTTTGCATCTACTATCTCGAAATAATCACATAATTCTTTATAAGCATCTAACTCTAACATAACATTAACTTTCTTTTCCACCACTTAACACCTCTTTCTTTATTTGTTCGAATAATATTTCACTAATACCATTAAATGTTTCTCTAAATCCGTTAGGTAAAATGGCTTGATAAACGTAACCTAAATTGATTATTTCATAACCATTTTTTATTGCATTTTTTAAATCTCGCACCGTTTTTCTTTGGTAGT